CTTTGTGTGTCGAGCTCGCATGGCTCTTTGCGCTGCCACTCCAAATTTCAGGCATCTCGAACGCTACCTCAACCGGGTGGACGGCCGAGACCGTACCTGCAAAGGAACGACAGATAGACCAGACCTTGTTGTCCCAACGCTCACCACGTGGGCCTCTGATAACACCGGTGCCGATGGGTGGTGTCGGCTTCTTTGACTTGGTGTCCCATTCGAAGAGTGCCCAGCCCGTGCCACCAAGACCCGGATCCACAAACATTCCTCGTTTCATACTGCCCATATCATTTTCTCCCTCTGTTGGTTCTCTTCTTGAATTCTGCCACTTGTAGATTCCATTTTTCATCCCCCGGTTTCGATTCCCATTCTTTTTCCCATGCCTTCTGTCGTTTGATTCTTTCTTTGACTGTGAGAACACTCGCCTTGTCCAGTTCAATCCCAACGTATGATCTGCCTACGATTTTGGCAGCGATGCAGGTGGTGCCCGAGCCGCAGAACGGATCCAACACGATTCCCTTCTTTGGCATTCTCGTTAGCTTACACAAGTATTGCATCAGATCTATTGGCTTGACTGTTGGGTGTTTGTTCTGTCTGCCGCGTTCAGCTTTTGATGCCTTGGCCGTGTAGAAAAAGCGAGATGCCTCTGGCAGCATCGCAGCCGCCGTCTCGTCTAGTATGACGTTCGCTGGCCATCGACACTTGCTTCCGTCATAGTCGGATGTGCCGTATTTTCCATAGGCGTTCTGTTGAACTTTGTCATCTCTCGAATCAATGAAAGACTCAGCAGCGCCTTCCAACCGCCCCCCGTCGATCCACAACCCGGCAACGCCATGCTTCAAAGCATTCTCTGCATATGTTCCCTCAAGAGGCTTCATGGCGACGATGATAGGCTCATACGCTGGCTTCAACGCAGTGCCGTACCCATCCCACTCTTTGGCGGCTTCGGTGATGGGTGTATCGACTTGTTTTGCCCAGCCCGCTTTACCATATCCTGAACCGCCAATAGAGGTTGAAAAGTGACCATCCCCAACCGCAACACGTTCCCGCTCAGCACCCGCCGCCTTGTCAATCGCCTTCGATATGTTGTGAGATTTCGGGAAACCACTATTTCCAGTAATAAATATCTTTCCATTTCGGCGAGCAACAAATGCACCAGAAGGAACCTCAACACACCACACTTTTCCATTATATTTAATTGGTGTTATTGTTGCTCTTGTGCTTCGTACAATTTGTGCGCTTGGTTTGTCCTGAACAACATGAGGTTTTTGATATGGTTGTTCTGTGGATCGTGGTTGATATGATGCACCACCTCTGTGCGCAAGAGAGGTCTCTTGAGATATTGCGCCATAATAAGACGATGCTCCATAACATAGCCGTCTTTCCGTGACATTATCAAAAACTTTTTCGGACATCTGACATATTTTATAGGAGCATAGTTGCCATGCTTTCTGAAGTATGTAACACCACCTTTCCATGCAGGATTGCTTTTTCCTGTCATCCTTTTCTTGAGATCCCTTTTGCTTTTCTCTGTCCATTTGGAGTGACCCTTGTGTCCATGCCTCTTCCACTTTTCTCCTCGCACCGATCCATTGCACTGTCTGGAACACGTTATCCGAGGATTGTTTTTGCTCTGTCCTACAGGATAAAACATTATCCCACAAACTGGGCACTGTATTTTCTCTTGCTTTTTCCCTCGGTTTTTCATTCCTATTGCTTTGTTCACACATGTTACTGAGCAATGCTGATTCCTTATTGCCTGCTCCTTTGTACTTGTTGAGAATATCTTGTGGCAAGTCTGACAAACTTTCCAGAAAGGGTATGGACGCTTCATGTTCCCGTGCCAATTCTTCCGCTCTCTTAAATACTTTTCTTCCGTTTTGTTCAACAAGGCAGCGATGGTTTCGGGAGACAATTTGATCTGTTTTATCCGATTGAATTCTATAAGCGGTATGTTTGTTTTCATACAGAAACTTTCTCCTTGGTGTTTGAAACTCAAATTTACCTGTTTCTGCATTATAGCATAATACGGGATGCTTGTCAATGCCTTTATGGTAGCGCTTCCATCCGTCTATAGTAAGTATCTCTGTATCCTCACTTAAGCATCCGTACAGCCACATCAGGCAATCGCGGATTTCCCAGCCTGCGTCCTCGATGGCGCAGGTGAGTCGATGAGAAGTTCTTGTGCCACCAAACGCCATGAGTATAGCACCGGGCTTTGCGACTCTCAGAAAGGCTTTCCAGAATTCAACGCCAGGGATGCCCTTGTCCCAATACTTTCCCATGAAGTTCAAACCATAGGGCGGGTCAGTAATGATCGTATCGATGCAATTTCTGGGCCACTTCTTCACTACTTCCATGCAATCACCAAAGATGATCGAATTCGGTTTCGGCTTTCTTAGACCCATTTCTTTCTCTCCCTAATTGCTGTTGCTAAAGCCCTTGCCAAACTGAGGTCACTCATCACCTCTTTGGTATCAAGTAAGCTGAGAGCATCTTCATCCACACTGTCCTTGACCACAAAATCTATATAGAGTAAAGGTGTTCCTTTCTTTGCTTTTTCGATAGTGACAATACGATCTTCCGTTTGCGTTCGAGCAAGGTGCCCAAGAGGGGTGCTGTAATAATAAACAGTATCAGCCGCTTTCAGGTCCGCACCATACTGAACGATTGCTTGCTGGAGAACGAGCACCCTCACCAATCCCTTGTCGAACATTCGTTCGAGCTGTCGGCGGCGAGGCGGCTTGGTGTCCTTTGTCATCATTGCACATTTGATTCCAGCTTTCTTCAGCGCTGCGTATATGGCAAAGACTTCTGCATTGTAGTTGCACCAGACTATGACTTGATCGTGTGCGTTCTCACCTTGCAGTAATTCAAGAGCGCCTTGAAGTTTTCCGTCCCAGACCATTTCTTTATTGATAACTCCGCCACACATCTGACGGAGCCATTGATATTGTGCTCCTTTCCACATTGTCTTGTAGGCTTTGCCGTCGTAGTTGAACGCAAAGTTCTCCTCAGCTTCATCGTAAGCCTTGCGGAGCTTCTTTGGCATTTCAAATTCACGCCGTTCATATATCTTGTATTCATCCAAGCCAACATCTTTACGACGAAGAACGAAAGCACGGCGCCCAACCTCACGCCTGATGTGATCGATCGCGCCAGGAATGAATACCCATCTATAGCCAATGTACGGTGGTTCCATGTACGAAGGTCGAAAGCTCCAAAAACTACGGTGGCCAAATGCTGAACCATCCAACCAAGCAAGCTGGCAGAAATAGTTCTCGTCGCCTTCTGGATTTGGAGTGCCAGTCAGAGCCCAACGATGAGGCACTTTGCGGAAGTGCTTGAGAAAATACTTGGTGATGTTTGCTTTCGGGTTTTTGAGGATAGGGCTTTCATCCACCACAACCGAATCCCAATTATAGTCTTTGATCTCAGGCATCCACTTCCAGCCCTCTTTATTCATCAAACAGAAAACACGATCCGGTTTTCCTTGCGGCTGCATAATCCGCTTCAATTCCTCACTGCGTTTTTTAGTGTTACCTGTGACCGCTGTTAGCCAACTCAAATTCACATTCTCTAAACCGCACTCCCGTTCCCAACTACCGAGAGTGCTTGTCGGCGCTACCACCAGCACCCGAAGCCCAAGCTTCCGCCTGACTGGTTTGTACAGCTTGCAACGACGGATGCATGGCAGTGACTTGCCAAGCCGCATCTCCATGAACAGGGCGGGGTGGTCAACAGCCATGCAGTATTGGAACGCTTTTCGCTGGTGATCGTAGAATTGCCGTGCTTTACGCATAACTTCAGACCCTGTCAAGAGTTACATGAAAAACCTCGTATTTCGCCTGTAAATCGCTTCTAAGAGCCGGTAATCCTTCAAGCACCTGGAGCCGTATGTACCGGGAAAGATCTTCACAGCGCGCGATTCTGACGGGTTTAGCCGAGCAAGCTGAGCAGCTCTGCACGGGCTTCCGGCTTGTCGCGCAAGGCTCCGGTCATGCTGCTGGTGATCATATTGGATTCCGGCTGGTTCGCTCCCCTGCATCCCACATGCGTTCGGTGTTCTTGAGCGATGCTTTGTGATCGCCAATAACATCCAGCGCAAAGATCTCCGTCAACGTTGGATCGCTTTCCATGAGCTCTAAGCATTTTTCAATATACTTTTCGAGGT